GATGTAAATGAAGGAGATAAATTTGAACTTTGGGATGGAGATAGTTGGGTAGATAACTCACCTACTGCTGGGGATGATAATATTATATATTTTCAAGAGATTAAAGGTATTGTATATTTGAGAGGATATTTATTTACCATACTTAGAGCAAATAGATTTAGAGTTACTTATAGATATGGTGGGGATAATGATAAAATAATTACAGAAGATGAAGAAGTACCAAGAGATATTCAAAAAGCCTGTAAACTAATGACTTGTGTTGATATATTAGGTACTGACTTTCAAATGTCACAGATAGCATATGGTGGGGAAGGCAATATTGATAAATCTAAAGTAATGGATAGATGGGAAAAAGAAATCCATGAGATCATATGGTCTAGAAGTGAAATTACTTCTACATGGTAGGTAATTAAATGGCTATTGTTACAGCTATTGTAGCTAGACTTGCTATTATGGGAATTAGAGTAGCTAGTCAAGCTGCAAAAATGGCTCAAAAATCTGCTAAACTTGGTGCTAAAGGTGGTTCACAATCTGGTAGTAGTTCACAACAACTTAATCAACATATGAGTGCAAAACAAAAAGCAGATGCACATCAAGATAATTTAAAAGAGTTAGATAGATTAACTACTAATATTCAAAAGGAACTTAAACAAAAAATACAAAAACAACTAGGAGCACAGGATATAACATTTACAGGTGATTTAAGAAAGAGTATTGATGGTGGTATGGATGGTATATTTAAAACCGTTGAATCAGATGTACCATATGCTTATTTTGTAGAATTTGGATTACCAGCAGGAAAATGGGTTAATTTTGATGCACTTAGAGTATGGGTAGAAGGAAAATTGGGAATTACAGATGAGGAAGAAAGTAGGACTGTTACATGGAAAATCATGAAAAAAATCAATAGTAAAGGAATAGATCCAAAAAGATTCATGAAAAAGGGTATAAAAGCACTAATTCATAAGCGTGGTGCTATTGTAGTCAGGAAGAAATCAGGCAAAAAATCAGTCAGTAGAGTAGGTAAAATGCTGACTAGAATAGCCAAGACTGTAAAGACAATTAATAAATATGCCAAGAAAGCTGGTAAAGTTATGGGGAGATTAAGAGTATGACTAATGGTATGGCTGGTTTAAACTTTGCAAACGATCTAATAACGTTACTTACTAAAAATTGGAACGCAGGAGCAAAGCCTATATTTAGTACACAATGGAATAAAAAGGTAGTAGGTCTAGGAAAAAGAGATTATAGTGAGATAATTATATCAATAGATGCTGAAAATCCACAGATATATTCACTTTTACAGGGAGATTCAACAGATAATACAGCGTTTACGTATGACTGGTTGCATGATGTATCTCTATCATTAGATGTTAGAACTAGCGTATCTGAGGCAAAGGTGCTTGAATTAGTCAATGAAATTATGAGGATATTAAAGACAAATGTTGTACCAATTATAACAACAAAAGGAGAAACTAGGAGTTATATACAGGTATTACCAGAAGGTCTAACTTCATTAAATGAAGAATACAGAAACCTGTTTAGATACCTAGTAAGCGTGAATTGCCTGATTATCAACCCATAAATCTTATATACTAATAGAAATTATATAACTCATGGTAAGTAGTGCTAGTAGTGCGTATGTAACAAGAAAATTTGAGGCTACATTTGGTGCTGGTGGAACAGTTGAACATTCACTAGGATATGATGCTAAAATGTCAGGTTTAGAATGGGCTAACAATCAAGCACCTTTGCCACAATTATATACACCAGAAGTAGAGTCTTTCTTATATGGTAGAAATGCTGGTACTTGTTCTATTGAATATACTTTAGCAAACTCTTATTGGCTTACAGCATTACTTAATGATCCAACAGTTGAGGATGATTCAACTGATCCTACACAAGTCAGACGTACATGGGATTCAGATCCAGCAGTTAATTCAAATATTAGAGTATCAAAATTTCAACATCTAGAATTTGGGAAGGCTCTTACAGATGAAAATGTAGTAAGACAAGCAAAAGGTGTAGTTACAGAAAGTATACAATTAAAAACAAGCATTGATAACCCTGTTGCATTAACAGAAACATTTGCATGGGGAAAAGAAGATGCAATAGGTACAACATTAGATTCAACATTACCAGATAACTCAGAATACTCACCATTGAATTTCGTTAATTCAAGTGTAGAATTACCAAATTCAACTACTCTTGTAAAGGTACAAGACCTAGAACTTACAATGAATAGAAATCAAAAACTACTTTGGGCATTAGGAAGTCCTGATGCTTGTGATGGTTATCCACAAATATTTGAAATAACTGGTAAAGTTATAATGGCATTTGAGAATAAGGATCAGTTACAAAGTGTAAAAGATAGAGTAGAGGAAGTATCTATGGAAATTTTGATTACTAATGGATTGGCAAATGCAGATGAAAGAAAAGTATCATTGTTATTTACAGGTGTAGGACTTTCAAGACATGGAGTTCCAACAGTAAATCCGGGAGATTTGATTCTACAAGAATTTGACTTCCAATGCAGACATCTTACAGCAGACAGCGTGGATGCCACAGCCATATTTAACTGGACTTAGAAACCTTTATATAACCAACCTTTTAATATCATACATGGCAACAGAACATCCTTTTACTATGGAAATTAATGGTAAACGAGTAGAAATTAAATTTAAAGACGATATTCCTTGGGGAGATTTTCAAGACATTATTAAGAAATCCACAGCTGGTGGAGCATTAGATTTTAATCAGTTTAGTGACAGGTTATTATTGATAGCAGTATCATGTGAGTCGTTTGACTTTAATAATCACACAGAAGTTAAAAAGGTCGGAGCAAAGGAAATGACCGCCATAGTTGGAAAGATGCTAGATATACTCCCTTTAGAGATTTATATGAGCAATCTTGGGATGGGAAAAGGCGGAAGCTTGGACAAGATTCTAGACCAGAAGATTTAATAGACCATATTTACGCCATTTGTGCCTTATTATTTAAATGGGATAAAGAACAGGTAGATAGGCAACCTTCTACGTACCTTATGAATACGATACTTATAAACATCGAACTCATAAGTTCATTGTTTGACAACCTTGGAGTCGGAGAAAGCACATGGCTGAGCAATACACCCTTGAAATCTTAGGGTATATTTAAATACATATATAGTTTTAATATATCATGGCTGAGCAGTATACTCTTAAAGTCGTAATAGACGACTCAAAAATACGTGAATTAGAGCAACGCCTAGGTAAACTAGGTGGTGGCTCTGGTGGTGGTCAAGGCTCTAAAGGTGGCGGTGGACTTGCTGGATTAATGGGTGGTGGTGGATCTACTGGTGGTACTATGAAAAATATAGCAAAATTGGGAATCATCGCTATTGGAGTTGGAGCAATAATGAAAGCAGTACAAAAAATAACAAGTTTAATGATTCAATCTTCACCAATGTTATCAGGTATGTTAAAATTATTTAATACATCAATCTTAATGATATTCAGACCTATTGGTGACTTTGTTGGTTTCTTCCTTAGACCTATTATGATTTTTCTATTAAGAAATATTGCATTACCTTGGTACAGAATGGCAGCTCCAATCATGCGACAATGGGGAAGTGCAATAGGAAATAACCTTGTAAACTTTATAAAAGATCCTTTAGGTGGATTAGCAAATCTTATAACATCAATTAATTGGTGGGATCTATTAAAGTTTTCACCTGTATTAGTTGCACTTGAAGCTATACGAAGTCTTGCTGGTTTATTTAATATTGATTTAGGAAATATAGCATCTGGTATATCTGAGCAATTTACTAATTTAATATCTGGGGTTACAAATGTTTTATCACCAGTATTTGAAAATTTCACAAATGGAATTAGTATGATGTTTAATGATGCTATAAACTTTTTATCACCAGTTTTTACTGGACTATCAGATGGATTGGGTTTTATATTTGATGAATTTATAGGTTGGTGGGATCAATGGTCTACTTGGATTTCAACCTCAATAGGAGCTTCATTTGGTGTGTTAATAGAAACATTTGCTAATATATGGAATGATATAACTACAACATTACAACCAGCTTGGGATGCAATAGAAGGATTTATTGCTACAATAACTGATATATGGGAAAAAATTATTGGTTGGCTACAACCTCTTTGGGATGTAATTAATAATTTCTTTAATATAGATGGAAGTAGAGAAAGTACAAGCTTTTCTGATACTAATCCACGTAGTCAAAGAGGCGGTGGAGAAATGACAGTAATTGTAGTACAATCTGATGGTACAGAAGTTGCAGGAAGTGTTGATAATATTAATCCATCAGCATTGGAACATATACAAAGACGTACAAGGAATAGGAGAGGTTAGATATGGCAGGATATACAGTAGAAGTTAGAAAATTTAATACTGCGGGAACAACAATTATGTTATATATTCTACCAGTATTTGAAACATTTAACAATTCAATCAATACACCTGTATCACCAATGCCATTACCAGAAGAAGATTCAGCAGAACAAATACTTGTAAAGGTAGAAGGTAACTCTACAAGTCTTACTTTGACATGGAAAATTAAGGATTATGAAACTGATCAAATAACAGGTTCAGGATTCATAGGTGACAGTAAAACAATTTGGGAACAAATGTTAGGAGTTAAAAACCAATTTAGACCTAAAAGTATAGATGATGCCTATGAAATAGCAATAGTAAATGCTGGTCAAGATGTTATATCATGGGCTGGTACAATAACACAAATGGTATCAAATATATCATCATTATCACCAGTAATTATAACAGGTACAATCAAGTTTATGGAAGGAAGTGTAGTTACATTATATAATTCAGATGGAGCAAAACAACCAACAAATGTTACAGCAGTTAGTGGTGGTTCATCAGGTGAGATTGACTTGACATGGACTTTACCAACAGATACAGGTACAGATAGTCCTTCACTTACTGGTTATAGAATACAATATAGAACAGGTAATAATGAATGGACTACGGAAGATTTCTCACCTTCTGGTACATCAGAAACAATTACAGGACTTACACCATCAGCAACTTATGAATTAAGAGTAAGTTCATCTTCTGCTAATTCAAAAGGATCTTATTCAGCCATTAGAACTGCGGTGGCGTTAGCCTAGTGACTCTAGTTAAAGCAGTTGTTGATAAAGTAGCAACAAATGGTACAATAGATTCTACAAGAGATGAACAAATAATTGCATCTACTGTAACAAGATGGGGAACAAGAACAGTTGATGAAGGGGAATTTAAATTTTCAATAAATACAGATATTGAAATGAATGATAACCTACGATATATACAGGATATTGTATCAGTTGATCTTTTAACCGCAATATATAATTTTCAATTAACAACATTTGATGAAGGTGGTTATAGTCATAATCCAGCAACAGATTTACCAGTAACTAGATTTATTGCACCAAGTATAGGAGTTAATGATATGAAATTTCAATCTCAATATGTTTTGGAATTTGATGCAGTTGGTCAGGAATATGATATAGCAGATGATCCAAGGTTTGATTTTTCAGGACAATTTGATATTTATATATGGTGTGAAACAACTCTACCTCATTTTGGGACTTTTGCAAGTGACGGTGACAGACAAATTATATTTAGTAAATATGATGCAGCTGGAAATGGAATTGAAATAGGAGCAATAGTACGAGAAAACCCTGTACTAGAAGATCCATATGTATATGCTAGAGTTATTCAGAGTACAGTTGTTACTGAATTAGAGGGTACTCCTGATGGCTCAATAAATAATTTATTTAGTTCTGGTAAACCACATCTAATAAGATTATATAGAGATGAGAATAATGTAATCAGATTAGAACTTGATGGTAGATTAGATACAGATTCTATCGCAACTGTAACTGGAAGTTTGGATAACGCATTAGATATTACAATAGGAAGTGATAATGCAGGAACATTAGATTGGGATGGATTTATAGCACAACTTAGAATATATAACGGTAGTTATCTTACAGAAGCAGAGGCAGAAGTAATATTATTAAATTCACCACAACCAATTACAATGAAACTTGCGGGACAAGTATCAAAAGTAAATGATAATACAAACCCTAAACAGGTAATTGTAAGAGGTAATGGAAGAGTTTTAATTGATACAAATATAACTGCTGATATATTAACAGGTACAGACACAAATCCTGATAGAACTGGTAACGTTTACGATGAAGCTGAGGTCAATCTTGACATTGTTGAAGATATAATAAATAATGTAGACAGTTCATTTGTATTTAAAAATGGTTCAAGTGATATGAGTGCCCATATAGGTAGATTTATCGCTACTGGTTCTTTTTTACAATGTGTTGAGTTACTTTTATTGGAAGGATCACAGATATTATTTACCAATAATAAAAATATAATAGTTGAAGATAATGATGGAGTGCCTACACCGTTTAAATTTGAACAGGGTGATAGTGCTTCAACTCCCGGTTTTGTAATTACAGCCTCAGCAGAAGATGATTCCTTGCTTGTTAATCAATTAGAACTACTTGGTAGACTTAATAATGAATATCAGGAACAAAGTTTTACAAGTGGAGATTCAGTCGCAGCTTTAAATGGTGTACCAATAACAATTAGAGTTGAAGCTCCACTAGGTACAATATTAGTGGTAGGAACAGATTTTAATGTTAATTATGAAGAACCACAGGTTGAATTTATAGGTACAGCACCCGATAATGGAAGGGTTTTTTATAATTTTGAGGATGTTTCATCAAACGATGCGTTATATTTTAGAAATATAACAACAGGTTCAGGTAGTGTAGCACGATATGGAAAATATGATAGAAGAATATTCATACCACAATTAACAGAACAAGAAGATTTTGATCAAGCTTCACAAAGAATAATAATGGATAACAATTCAGTTCTTACAAGATATGAAGTAAGAGCACCAAACCATTGTAATCATATAAGGGAAAACCATGAGGTACTTCTTGTAAATGATATAAAAGGTATAAACACTAATCAAATTGTAAAATCAATATCATGGACATATCCTCAAATGAAAACAATTATTCATCTAGGGGAACATAGATTTGATTCATTTGATATGGAAAAAGTAGATGCACAATCTACCGTACAAGGAGAAGGAAGTACATTTAAAACACACAACAGTTAGTTTTTACTTCTTATATCATATTTTATTTCTCGTAATACCTTAGCCCATGTAACCACATCAGGTACTCTTAGATTTTCCTCTATTTTTGTTAGTAATTTATTAGTGCGTTCAAGCGTTTCAATCATAACATCTAATTTTTCTTCTATTTTTATAAACACATAAATAAGAGATTAAATGACATATTTATGTGTTTAAACATATAAAGACTGAGATAGTCAGACCATTTGCCAAGACTGACCATGATGAATCGGGACATTATTATATAACAAATGAGGGTAAAAGATACCCAAGCATTACAACTGTGCTTAAATTACTTGATACTAAAGAGTGGTACGGTTATTGGGTAACTTCTATTGCAAAGAAAGAGAATATATCAGAAACAGATGCAAAGGTTAGATGTAAACAAATAGGTGAAGAATCAATAGATGTTGGTAATGTATTACATGAGATGATGGAACATCACGCACATAATCAAATGGGTGTTTTAGCAGTAGATCCTGTAAGATATGGTGTTGATATAAATCACCTAGCAACTAATTTATCAGATCATTTAACATCTCATGTAGATAATATATATGGCACAGAAAAGGAGATATATAGTGATGATTTAGAATTAGCGGGAACTGCTGATTGTATTGCAGAATATGATGGAGTACCAAGTATAATTGATTATAAGAACAGTAGAAAACCAAAAACTAAATCTCAATGTGCAAGTAAAGATTACTTTATTCAACTGTGTGCATATGCAAAGATGTGGGAATTTTGTACTGGACAAAAAATAGAACAAGGCGTTATATTGGTTGCATCATGGGATTATAAAATTAAAGCCCATATAGTAAAACTTGCAGATTATGAAGTAGACCTTATGAAAAAACTTTTACTCGTAGAACAACAACAAGCCTTAAATACTATGTGATAATCTTTTATATATGGTTGAATTTAAGACAAAAGTAGACCTAAAAACAGGGGAAAAGGAATTAGTTATTGATAAACGTACTTTACCACATAAACCAACTAATCATAAAGGTTTAAAATATGCTAGGAACTTACCGCCTGAGTGTAACACCTGTCCATTCAGACCAGAATCAGAAGGTGGAGATGGTATATGCACAAAATACAAAAAAGACAGTTTATGTATAATTAGAAGTGATATTGCTAAACTTGTAGACAAAGTAGGTGGAAGAACACTTGATTTACTAGAAGATGAATTTAATGATAACTATGAAAAATTAAGATTCTTTGAACAAATGGAAGATATGAAAGGTGAACTTAACCCAGAAGTAACTAAGCGTATAAACTCTTTAAACAATTTGGGGAAGGTAATTAATGAAATCAAGGCTAAAAGAGATACAGTAGAGATAACTGAAAAGAAAACATTTTCACAAGACCAACTACATGAAATAGCAAGAACTCTTAAACTCACTAAAGAGGACATAAATGAGTCTTAGAAAGTTACCGCCTATGGAAAATATAGAAGATCCTGTAAAATATGCGGAAGAACTTGTAAAATGTGCTAAGAAATGTGCTTACTTTGTTGAGATGTTCATGGGCTTTGATGTCTTTGACTATAATAAGGCATTTTTAGATTGTTATGATAGGTTTATAGTATATAGAACTGGTAGACAGGTAGGTAAATCAACCAATGCAGGACTTAAAGCAATACACTTTGCGTATTTCGCACCGTTGTTTGCTAGTAATATAGATACAGGTGTAGCCAACGTAGTCATAGCATCTCTATCTAAAGATCAGGCTCACTTAATTTTATCCAAGATTAAAGAGTTTATAGAGATGAGTCCTACACTAAGAGCCAAAGTTAAGTATAGTATTAAGACTGAATTACAGTTAGAATGGTATGATGGTTCAGGCGTAACAAACTTTATTGTCAGACCTATTGGTGACACAGGAGATTCACTTAGAGGATTTACTGTGCATATGGCTATACTGGATGAGGCAGCTTATATACCTGAATCAGTATTCAATGCTTTCTTGCCTAGTACAGTTACTACTAAACCAAAAATTTTACTCACAAGTACACCAAAGGGAAAATCGGGTAAGTTTTTTAAATCATGTATGGAGTCTAATATTATATATGAACATGGCATACCAAGAGTATTACATGAGGATAAAGAAAAATATCCTTGGACACAGTTTCACGTTACTACGTTTGACAATCCACTCGCAGCTAGTGATCCACAGGTACTAAAACTAATAGGTGGTACTACGGAAGCTGCAAAACGACAGGAATTATATGGGGAGTTCTTGGATGGTGGTAATTCACTTATACCATATAACCTACTTCAAGAGGCACTTATGCCACTTAAAACCAGACCAGAATTTGAATACTATGAGGCTGGTGTAGACACAAGTGGTAAAGGTGCGGATGAAACTGTTATAACTATCGCCGGCGTGATTGGTGACGTTATATATCCAGTCGAAATATATACAGAACTGACTACTGAGCAACCAAAACTTGCTAGAAAATTAAAAGAATTTAATCGTATATATTCTCTAAGACGAGTATATATTGATGAAACTGGAATGGGGGACACTTTGATGGACTTGTGTAAGGAAGTAGATGATACAATGAATGTGTATGGAATTAACTTCAAGTCAGAAAAGACTGACTTATATGTAAATTTGGAGAGGTTATTTGAAGAACGATATATAAACTTATCACTACTAGAGGAATTTCATATGGATAAAATGGCTGAACAACTGTCATATTTGCATTGGGATCATGGTAAATTCAAGGATCAATTAGCCAAAGTGCGTAGTGAACACGCTGATGATTACGCTGATAGCCTCGCTTTAGTCGCATATGGACAGCAAAAAACAGAGTTTATGCGTGATGTTAGTGATATATTTACCCCTGAAATGAACGGGGAATACGTTGGATGGTAATACCAATATATTTAAATACCTAGTTTATATACTTTAGATATGCCTGATTCACCTGATACTGATAAAGATGCAGAAGAATGGATTACCGTTGGCGGTAAGAAAATGCGTGTAGATGCAGGGGAAGATAAAGAGAATTTAACTAGAACACCTATGCCAAGTCTTAGGGGTGAAAAAGAGTCTAATACTAAAGAAGCACAAAAAATGTATAAGACCAGATTTGACTTAATTAAATCACAATTCAAACCAAGAGATGAAGTTGTTTTTGCTCAATATCAAAAAGAAGGAATTGTGTCAGGTATTGATGGTGGTAAAGTAAATATTATATCAGATAATAGAAGTTATCCAGTTTTAAAAAATCATGTTTTTAAGAAATCAGAATTAATTGATAATGTCCATTGGGACACTATGACAAATGTAGACAGAGTTGAAACATTAAAGGCTCATGGTCTACCAACATATTACAATAAACAAAATTGGGGAAATCTTGATTACAGAATTAAAGATGCCCTATTAAAGAATGTAAGTCCAGCAGGAACTACCACAAGTACAACTGGTATTCATAACCCAATATATAATCCTATTAATGAAGAGAAGTCAGTTTCAGATACAATAGTAGATGAATTGGATAGGCAACATAAAATGCCACCACATACAGAACAAGAAAAAGGAGAAGGAAACAAAGACAGCGATGAGAAACAAGTTAATCAGTCTTAGGAGTTTTTAATGAAACGCAGAGAAAAAATAAGACGTTGTAAGTGCCCATGTAATAGGGAATTACCTAGTCGTTATAAGGGTAGAGAAAAAATATTTTATGATTCACCTGTATGTAGAAAAATTTGGCATGGTATGAGTGAAGAAGATCAAAAAATAAGATTAGAAGAAATGGAATTAGCTACTTAACATAAGTAGCTTTTGGTTCACAATTAGCTGGATGATTAGATTCATACTCTCGTAATATTCTTTCTAGTACAACCGCATCACTTTCATTACCTTTTCTTTTTACATCAGGCTGTGCATATTTTCTTAATCTCAGCTTTTGTGATTTTAGTATGCTAATAGGAGTTGAAATTCTATTAACGTTCTGTGGTCTTGCCATATGACAAGTTATATATGAGTGATATATAAAGGTTTATATTTTAAACACTTATATTGAAGTATATCTAAATTAACACAATGACAAACTTCGATGATTTCGGACAAAATTCAGGAGATTCCATAAATCTATCAAAGATCGGTGATGATGTATTCACGATACTTTCAGTAGAATCTTCACCATACACAAAAGATGGTGTAGAAACTGAGGGTGTAAAGATCACAACAGAAGAAACTTGGACAAAAGAAGATGGTACAGAAGTACAGAAGATACATACC